AGTTATGAACAGAATTTTAGTGTATCTGGGCAGGAAGCTAGCCCAACAGGCCTCTTCTTCAAACCTGATGGTACAAGGATGTACGTCATTGGCAATTCTGGAGACAATGTTAATGAATACATCCTTGGTCGCTTAACCGTAGCTGCACAGGAAACTGACCCAGCCTGTCTCTTCTTCAAACCTGATGGTACTAAGATGTATGTGAGTGGCTATACTGGAGACAATGTTAATGAATACAACCTTTTAACAGCATGGGACATATCTACCGCGAGTTATGAACAGAACTTTAGTGTATCTGCGCAGGAAGCTAACACAAGAGATATATTTTTCAAACCTGATGGTACAAAGATGTATATCACTGGCAGGAGTGGAGACGATGTTAATGAATACACGTTATCGACAGCATGGGATATATCTACCACGAGTTATGTACAGAGCTTTAGTATAGCGGCTCAGGAAGCTAACCCAACAGGTCTTTTCTTCAAACCAGACGGTACAAAGATGTATATCACTGGCTATTCTGGAGACGATGTTAATGAATACACATTGTCAACAGCATGGAATGTATCTACTGCTAGTTATGTACAAACCTTTAGTATAGCGGCTCAGGAAGCTAACCCATCAGGTATATTTTTCAAATCTGATGGTACTAAGATGTACGTTATTGGATATTCTGGAGATGAGGTTAATGAATACACATTGTCAACAGCATGGGATGTAAGTACCGCGAGTTATGTACAGAACTTTAGTGTATCTGCCCAGGATACTGCCCCGCTAGGTATCTTCTTCAAACCTGATGGTACACAGTTTTGGGTTATCGGCACCACTACAGACTCCGTTTTCGCCTACACCATCGGCATTCAATCATAAGGAGCAAAGACAATGCTAGTTAAAGTTCAAGATAATACGGTTGTTCAATATCCTTACTCGAAGGAGCAACTACGCAGCGACAACCCCAACGTGTCGTTTCCTAAGCCATTAACTGAAGAAACGCTGGCGCAGTTTGGCGTCTATCCTGTGGGCTACCAAGCCGCACCAGAGTATGACCCACTCACGCAGCGCCTTGAGACTTCAGCACAGCCTGTGCTGATTGATGGCAAATGGACGCTGACCAAAACAGTGGTGGCAAAGACGCAAGAGCAGATTGACACTGACACTGCCAATAAGGCGGCTCAAGTTCGCCAAGAGCGCAATGCCAAGCTGTCCGAGACAGACTGGCGCTTCCGTAGTGATATGACACCATCGCAGGGGTGGATAGACTATTGTCAAGCCTTGCGTGATGTTCCTCAACAAGAGGGATTTCCTTTCACAATCACTTGGCCTACAAAACCGTAATTCAAAACATATAAATACTGGTATCAGTTTGAGGAAAAACTATGGCTATAGATACCAGAGACAAATTAATCGATTATTGTAAGCGCCGGCTTGGTGATCCTGTCATCGAAATTAACGTTGATGAGGACCAAGTAGAAGACCGTATTGATGAGGCGCTCCAACTATACAGAGAGTATCACTCTGATGGTTCGTATCGGTCATACCTCAAGCACGTAATTACACAAGACGATCTGGACAACGGATACATCACTGTCTCTAACAGTGTGTTGTCTGTTAATCGTATGTTTCCTGTTGAATCATCCTCTGTAGGCAGAGGTATGTTCAGCGTGAAGTATCAAATGCATTTGAATGATTTGTATTATCTCAATACGTTTATGGGTGAGCTTGCTTACTATGAACAGATGATGCAATATCTTTCAATGTTAGATTTAAAACTAAACGGGCATCCGCAAATTGACTTCTCCAGGGTTCAGAGCAGAATCTACATTCACGGAGATCTTGAAGACGGTACGTTGGAAGTGGGCGACTATATTCTTGTTGAAGCAATAGTTGCCATTACTCCTGCACAAGCGACCAAGATATATGATGACAGATGGATTAAAGAGTACGCAACTGCTCTGATTAAACTGCAATGGGGCCAGAACCTTATTAAGTTTGATGGTGTGCAGTTACCTGGTGGTGTAACAATTAACGCTCGGCAGATCTACGAAGACGCACAAGCTGATATTGAAAGACTAAGAGAAGAACTACGACTTGAGCATGAAATGCCTGTCGACTTCTTTGTAGGATAGTTATGGCACGTAGTATATACTTTTCGGAACAGGTTCGTTCCGAGCAATCTCTCTACGAAGATATTGTAATCGAAGCCTTGAAGATCTATGGCTACGATATGTATTACCTGCCTCGCGATATTGTCAACCGGAATGATCTATTGAACGAAGATGTATCTTCAAGATTCAATTCTGCATACATGATTGAAATGTATGTCGATAATATTGAAGGTTTTGATGGTCAGGGTGATATCTTCCAAAAGTTTGGTGTAGAGATCAGAGACAATGTTACTCTGACTATGTCTCGTCGTCGTTGGAACCAAGCTATCAAGCGTCACGATAATGAATTAACATCTGAGCGTCCCCTTGAAGGTGATTTGGTATATGTTCCGTTCTCTCGGAAGCTATTCCAAATTATGAGGGTTGAGCACGAGCAGCCGTTCTATCAAGTAACAAATCTTCCTACGTACAAGCTGTATTGTGAATTGTTTGAGTTCTCTGGGGATGACTTTGACACGGGCGTGGCTGTTGTTGATGAAATCGAGCGTAGCTACGCTTACAAGTATATTCTATCGATTGCAGATGATGGTAACAATGCAACCGGTGTGGCCACTCTTGATGATACCAACGGGGTTGCTGTTGTCAACCTCACGAACAGGGGAAGTGGATACGCTAGCGCACCTACTGTCACATTCAGCGCTCCAACTCAAGCTGCGCGTACCGGTGCAATCACAGTGTTTACTGATAGTAATACAATTACTTCAGTAGAAATTGTCGATAGTGGTAATTTTTATTTAGATTATCAAGATGTTATAAACTTGAATGGCCAAATTATTCCAGCAACTGAATTTGCTAAATTTGGAAACAATTCATTGAGACACGACAGTGCAGGTGCAAGGACGATTGCTGCAACTGTAGTTACAAACGTACAGGGTGATAGTGAATTTTCCACACTAAACAATCGGTCGGTTATACGTTTGTTTTACTGGGCAGAAAGTTCTGGTCAGGCTTACAACAGTTTGTATGGTACACCAGTTGCGCAGGTATACCACCGTACATCAGACAACAAACTGGTGTACACCGATGGTACTGTTGAAGTGGTTAGTTCGCAAACTCTAAAGGTGTATGATTCGGCCGCCGACAGTGGTTTTTGGAATTATCTTGATATCCACACGCTAAACGACAAAATAAAGATTAACATTAATGGTGAAAGCGGAGAGATTCAATCACTTAGCGCTATCCCAACGATAAGCGTAGGAGATGTTGTTTACCTTGGAGCTCCTGCAGGCGCAGAGTTAAATGATAGTGTCACACAAAGCTTCAAGGGGTATCTCGATCATTTTGTCAGTATCAGATCAGAAGACACTGAATTTAGGTTCGCAAATCCAATCCCGGTCAACACAACCCAGATGCAGCGGGATGAAGACACATTGAAGCTCAGTGAGTTTGAATTAACATTCGACAACATTGCTCCTGTTCTTTCCGCAAATCTTACCCGCGGGCGAATATCATCAGTGACTGTAGAAGAGGCTGGTTCTGGTCTGAGGAATGCAAGTTATGTACTAACAATTCCTGCACCATCAGGTACAGCAGCAAATTTTACAGCAACAGGAGAAGCAATTATTCTAAATGGCGTAGTCGCTGATATTAATGTATTGTTTGGGGGATCGGGATACGCTACACCTCCGACAGTAACAATTTCGCCTGTTGGTTCAAACGTAACTTTTGAACCAGGTGACAAAGTATATCAAACGTTGTCTGATGGTACTGTAGTCGAGGCTGAAGTTGCCAAATATACCGATTCTGATTACAAAATTCATGTTATTAACCTACAGAGTAGTGATGGTAAATACCACGACTTTGTTACAGGTTTATTGGTGCACAAAGATTCTGCAAATGGAAATATAAGTGTTAATATTGCATCTATAGAACAAGACAATCAGTTGTCGCAGAATGAGCAAAATGATGCGTTTAGTACAGAAGTCGCTGATTTTCTTGACTTTACAGAGACTAATCCATTTGGTGACCCGGAGAATAATTAATGTTTGGTAGTCATTTTTATCACGAACGAATTCGCAAAGCAGTAGCTACTTTTGGCTCACTGTTTAATAACTTGTGGGTGGTACGTAAAGACGCATCCGGTAAAACTCTGAATCAACAAAAGGTACCACTATCATATTCTCCATCAGATAAGTATCTTCAACGGATCAGAGAAAACGCAAGTCTTGTCAATGATATGAAGGTTGCAATAAAGCTACCTCGTATGTCGTTTGAAATGATATCGTTGGCGTATGATCCAACACGGATGTTGCCAAAGACGGGAAACATTTCAGTTGCTGGTACGGACAACACAAAAAGAAAAAAGATATTCAATACCGTTCCGTATAACATTGCTTTTCAGTTAAACATTTATGCAAGGTCGCAGGACGATTGTCTACAAATTGTCGAACAAATTCTTCCTTACTTCAGTCCGCAGTACACCGTAACAATCAAGCCGTTGGAGGACTATCCTTCTGTCACAGAGGATGTGCCAATTGTTCTCAATGGTGTGTCATTTGTTGATGAGTATGAAGGTGCGTTAGAAGAAAGACGAACAATTATATACACACTTGATTTTGAGATGAAGTGCAACTTTCATTCGGATATTACTGAGAGTTCAATTGTTCGTAAGGCAATCAACAATATCTACCAAACAGCTGGAGGAATTCAAGGCGAAGATCTCCAGTCATCTCGTGTGACGTTGTTACCAGATCCCAATGATGTGTCACGTGATAGTGATTTTGGTTTCACACAGATTGTGCAAAAATACGAGGATCTGTTTGCTGCAACATATGCATTGACCATGTCAGCTGAACCTGCTGAGGGTTTAGCCACGTTGAGCTCGACATATGGTGTAGCAAGCATTACATTGGCAGATTCTGGTTCTGGTTTTTCTTTTGAACCAGAAGTTATTATTAGCAGCCCTCCAGATGCGATAACTGCAACAGCAGTAGCTATATTAGATTCTGCCACTCGACGGATCACTAGAATTGACCTAATTGATAGTGGTACAAATTATTTGACAACTCCAGTTATAGCTATAGCAAGCCCATCGATTGCAACGACAGCAACTGCTACTGCTACCCTCGACGGTAGTCGAATTGGTAGTATCACAGTGACAGGTGCCGGCACGAATTATGATGGACAAGATTCAGCGCCTACTGTAACTATATCTGCTCCGGATGTAGGCGACAGTGCAGCGGTTGCAATTGCTGTCGTCAATGACAGTGGTGTTATATCGGCTATCCGACTTACAGATTCAGGCAATGGTTACAGCTTAGCTCCAACTGTTACTATACAAGCTCCACCAGCTGCTGTAACAGCTCAAGCAGTGGCAGTAGTTAGTGATCAACAAATCTCATACATTAATTTAACTGATAGTGGGACAAATTACTATTCAGCTCCCTCAGTTTCTGTTGCAGCTCCTCCAGGAGCGACACAAGCCACAGCGACAGCTACAATTAACATTGTTGGACAGCTAACTGGAATCACAATAACAGATCCAGGGAGCAATTACAGAACAACACCAACAGTTTCAATCACCAATCCAGTTCCGTTTGAAAACGAACAATATACAGATAGTGAGCAAGTGACGTTGACATTCTCTGATGGTGTTATTGTCACAGCTTATGTCAAGAGCTGGAACGATTCTGATAATATTTTAACCATAGATAACTTAAGCGCTAGCGATAATGGTTCGCGTAGTTTAGTGACAGGATTAAACGTTGTTGGTCAAACATCAAACAGCAGCTTGATCATTTCTTCAATTATAGAAGGTGACAAAGGATTTTAGTTATGGCAGATTCAGATCGTAATGTAGACGACGATTATGAATTCTCTCGCGCGACCTATTATGAGTTGATCATGAAGGGTAAAGAGGGATTGAATGATATGCTTGCTGTTGCTGCAAGCACAGAACATCCGCGCGCCTATGAAGTACTTGGTAACATGATCAAGCAGATTAGTGATGTAAACGATCGATTAATGGATCTTAATAAGAAGCGTAAGGATATAAAGAAAAAAGATGAACCGCTGGCATTACCTAATGGGGGCGTTACAAATAATAATTTGTTTGTCGGTTCTACTACTGATCTTCAAAGACTTCTTCTAGAAAAACAAAAGGGCACTATAGACGTATCTAATGAGTGAAACATACCTCGGGAATATTAATGTCAAGCGTGACGGGGTAATACAAAACTGGACTACGGACGAGATACTTGAATACTCTAAGTGTCTTGAAAGCCCACAATACTTCGCACGCACATACTGTAAGGTCATTTCTCTTGACCGGGGATTAGTATCGTTTGATCTTTATCCATACCAGGAAAAGATGTTCGATCACTTTAATACAAACAGATTCTCTATTGTCCTTGCATGTCGACAATCAGGTAAGTCAATTAGCTCTGTTGCGTATATTCTTTGGTATGCGTGCTTTCATCCCGAACAAACAATTGCTGTTCTTGCAAACAAGGGTGCGACAGCTCGAGAAATGCTTGCGCGGGTTACTCTCATGCTTGAGAACTTACCGTTCTTTCTGCAGCCTGGATGTAAGGCACTAAACAAGGGTTCGATTGAGTTTAGTAACAACAGTCGTATCATCGCAGCTGCTACATCTGGCTCTTCAATTCGTGGTATGTCCGTCAACCTACTATATCTCGATGAGTTTGCGTTCGTTGAGCGAGCTGCTGAATTCTACACATCAACATACCCTGTAATTTCATCTGGTAAGAGCACAAAAGTAATTATTACATCGACAGCCAATGGTCTCGGCAATACATTCCATAAGATCTGGGAAGGTGCTGTTCAAGAAACAAATGAGTTCAAATCATTTCGTGTTGATTGGTGGGATGTTCCTGGTAGGGATGAGGCTTGGAAGCAACAGACAATTGCTAATACAAGTCAGTTACAATTCGACCAAGAATTTGGAAACACATTCTTTGGAACGGGTGACACTCTAATTGATGCGAACACTCTTATGGAATTAAGAGCAGAGGCACCGATAGAAATGCTAGAGAGCAACTGTGTAAAAGTGTATAAACAACCCGTCAAAAATCATGACTATGTTATCACTGTCGACGTTAGCAAGGGTCGTGGGCAGGATTATTCTACGTTTAACGTGATCGACATTAGCACTCGTCCTTTCGAACAGGTTGCTGTATATCGCAACAATACTATCTCTCCGCTTCTGTTCCCTGACATTATCTATAAGTTTGCAATGTCTACAATCAGGCTTATG